GCAACAGTAGAACTTGCAACAGTATTACTTGCAACAGTAGTATAAGTAGCTGCTGGAATAACTGCTACTGTTCCACCACTAGTTCCTGTACCCGTAGTACTTGTACCTGTATTAGAAGCAGCAGTTAGTACACCTGTGATGTTAGAAGAAGTGATAGTGCCACTTGCGGCAGCAGCTGTACCTGTAGCACCTAGAGTAGCATTATTAGTGCCTTTACCTAGAGTAAGGCGATCACGCATTTCAGGAAGGTTAAAAGTTGTAGTACCATCACCAACTCCAAACCCAGTACCGATAACAGCAAATAGCCTAGCATAAGTTGTACGAGAAACGGCAGTAGCATCGCAAAGTAACCACCCAGCAGGAGCAGTAGCTCCACCATAGGCTACTATAGTACCTGCAGGAATAACTTCATAACCACCAGCAGTAGATCCATCGTGAATTCTAAGGTTTTTAGAACTTGTATCAATAGAGATCTCACCAGCAGCTCCAGTAAATGAATTATTCTGTGCTGTTGTACCTCTTCTAAATTGTAGCTGTGTAGCCATTATTTACTCCTTAAAATTTATTAGTTTACGTAAGTGCGCCAAGGTCAAAAGTACCACCGACAGTAAGATTGTTTCCTACTACTACAGTACCGCCTACCTGCACATTACCTGTACTTGTACCATTGCCAACAGTTACTGTGGCGTTAGCTTGAAGTATAAATTTGCCAGTAGCGTCTAGGCCGAGACCACCCATATATGCTGAAACTTTTTGTGTCATGTCATTCCTTATACCATGTTAAAATTTAGTAGTCAACGTATTTATGTAAGAACACCTAGATCGATAGATCCTACTATAATTAGTGTATTTGATGTATTTGTGCCTATTGTTACGTTCCCACTTACCGCTACATTTTTATTAAAAGTGGTAGTAACCCCAGTAAAAGAGGTAGTACCATTAGTTATATTAGTTACATTACTCTGTACTGTATTAATATTAGTAACAGCAGTAGCCACGTTACTTTGTACTGAGTTTACGTTAGATCGTATAGTATTAACCGATGTAGTAAGAGTTGTTACGTTACCTTGTACTGAGTTTACATTAGCAGCTATAGTGTTTACAGACGTAGTAAGCGTTGTAACGTTACCTTGTACTGTATTAATGTTAGTAACAGCCGTAGCCACGTTACTTTGTACTGAGTCTACGTTAGCCTTTATAGTATTTACAGAGGTTGTAAGCGTGGTTAAGTTGCTTTGTACTGTGTTTACACTAGCTACAGTAGCACCGCTGCTACCACCGGCTGATAAGTTTGATCCCGCACTAACATTTGAAGAAGCTAGATCAATGTAGGCTCCTCTATTAGATCCACCACTTTCAAAAAATCTAATTCTGTTTTCAAATATGTCCACAACTACGTAGCCAGATAGACTACCAGTAGCACTTGGAGCAAAATGTAGCTCGGCCCCTTCAGAACCGCCAGGAGAGTTATTTATAAATACTCTAGTACTAGTAAATACTGTGTTAGCACCTGACAATGTAGCATTAGTTAGTGCAGTAGCGCCACTAACTATACTAGCTACGTTACTTTGTACTGAGTCTACATTAGATCGTATAGTATTTACAGATGTGGTAAGAGTGGCAACGTTTGATTGTACTGAGTTTACGTTTGAAGCAAAAGCAACTGTAGATCCTCCTACAGATAGCGTATTAGCGGTAGCGTTAAAAATAAATCCGCTATTACTAGAAGTGATATTCCCACTAGCTATAATACCGTTTTTAACTTTAAAATCTTTTTGAGTCATGGTTCACTTTCCCCATAAGCTTATTAAACTAGATTACTGAATTATATATTGAGCCGAAACTGTGATCTTTTTATTAGCACTACCGCCTGTAGATACTACTGTAACGTTTGCTCCTGCGTCTATAGCTGCGGTAAAACCTGTAAGATCTGAATTATTAGTACTTAGCATTGCATACTCTGTAAAGTCTACTACGGTTCCGTTATGAACTATTAACATTTTAGATAACTGATACTGAGAATTGGTAACATCTTGTACTAGAAGTGTTAGGTCAACACCACGATATGTAGCACCTGCAAAGGTAAAGATTGTTGTAGCACCTGTACCTACGGAAGAAGTAGCATTTGAACCTATCTGTAGCTGTGTATTAAGGATTGCACGAGGAGCAGAGATATTACCAGTAAAGGCTGTAGCACCGCTTATAATGCTAGCTACGTTGGAAGCTACTGAATCTACGTTAGCTTTAATTGTATTAACTGACGTAGTAAGCGTTGTAACGTTACCTTGTACCGTATTAATGTTAGTAACTGCCGTAGCCACGTTTGATTGTACTGAATCTACGTTAGCTTTGATAGTGTTCACAGACGTTGTAAGAGTTGTAACGTTGCCTTGTACTGTATTTATTCTAGTAGTATTTGTGGATACGTTACTCTGTACAGAATCTACGTTAGCCTTAATAGTGTTTACAGACGTAGTAAGTGTAGTTAAATTGCTTTGTACTGTGTTGATACTAGATGCTACAGTAGCTACGTTACCTTGAACTGCGTTAATATTAGCTTGTATACCGTTAACACCTGTTTGTAGTAGTGCAATGTCTACACCATCAACTAAACCATCAACACTAATACTGTTAAAGCGAACGTTAGCGTAAGAAGCTATAGTAAAGTCAGTTACAGTATTACCTGCTCCGTCATTAGTATATGCAGCTACAAATTGTTTTGCACTTTCATCAAAACCTATAAATACGTTACCGGTTGTACCACGACTTAGATACAAACCAGTATCAAAAGTAGCAGCAGCTGCACCGTTAGATAGGGTAATAACACGATCTTTTATTATAGTGTCTGTAGTTTGTATTGTAGAGGTAGCACCACCTACAACTAAGTTACCGCTAACTGTTAAGTCGCGGTTCATAGTTATGTTACCAGTAAACGCTGTAGTACCGTTAATTATGTTAGTTACGTTTCCAGCTACAGAGTCTACATTAGCTTTGATAGTATTTACAGAGGTGGTAAGAGTAGTTACATTACCTTGTACTGTGTTGATGTTAGTAACAGCTGTAGCTACGTTACTTTGTACTGAGTCTACGTTAGCTTTGATAGTGTTCACAGAGGTTGTAAGGCTTGTAACGTTACCTTGTACGGTATTAACTGAGCTAGCTACTGAAGCTATATTACTTTGTACTGAATCCACATTAGCTTTGATAGTGTTCACAGAGGTTGTAAGGCTTGTAACGTTACCTTGTACGGTATTAACTGAGCTAGCTACTGAAGCTATATTACTTTGTACTGAATCTACATTAGCCTTGATAGTATTTACAGACGTTGTAAGGGTAGTAACGTTACCTTGTACAGTATTAACTGAGCTAGCTACTGAAGCTATATTACTTTGTACTGAATCTACGTTAGCCTTAATAGTATTAACTGACGTAGTAAGGGTTGTAACATTACCTTGTACAGTGTTTACGTTTGAAGCAAAAGCTACTGTAGATCCTCCTACAGATAGGGTATTAGCGGTAGCGTTAAAAATAAAACCACCGTTACTAGAAGTGATATTACCGCTAGCTATAATGCCGTTTTTGACTTTGAAATCTTTTTGAGTCATTACTCACTCCTTAGTTTATTGTTTTAAATACGTTAATTATATTATCTGAGCTAACTGCTGTAGCAAACAATTGTATATTGTCTCCTACTATGCTAGCTTCGTATGCAGCTATTGGATTAGTACTTGTATATATCATAGCATATTCTACTGTTTTAATGTCAGCTGTGTCTTGTACTAATAATAATTCAGAAGACTGATATTGTCCATAAGTTAAATCTTCAACATTAATCAAAAGCTTAGCAAAATGTACATTAGCTTTAGCTTCTGAGAAAATTACAGCTCCAATAGAACTTACATTACTTATAGTAGCTCCTTGTAAAATAAATCTAGCAGTATTAAAGTAGGTTTTAGAATTTACCTCGTTAATAGCAGATACTAAATTAGACTTATTTGCAGTATTTAGGTCAGCTAGGTTACCCACATTAGCTTGCACAGTATTTACTTGCTGCTGTGTAGCATAGTTAGTAGTTATATAAGCATTGGTATTAGAGATGCTACCAACTAGCACAGTATAAGTTGAATAGTCGTTAGCAAGAGCTGAAAAATAAGTAGCAGATACGTTAGCTTTAGTATCTAAATTAGTATTAGCTTGAGTAGCATAAGCTATAATGTTAGATTCAGCTGAGTTAACATTAGATTGCGTATTATTAATAGCAGCATTGAGGGTAGTATAAGTTATATAGTCATTAGCATCTGCATAGTTACGTAGGCTTACAATGGTAACTTTTTTAGTCGAGTCTGCGCTAACGTCGACAATAGGTAGTACATCAGTACCAGCTATGTCAACTGCGGCTAGCTCGACTAGCTCTGTAATTTTTACGTTTGCCATTAGTAAGCTCCAATAAATCTATTTTTTATATTGTGTCATTTGTGTAACACAATGTCAAAATAGATTTTTCAATATTTGTTATTACGGTTAGAGGTTATAAAGTAGTTTTACTAATAGACTAGTCTTGTCGATGAGTTTAGACTACTAGGTTAAAACCGTCTTGAGTTATAATAGCCTCTCCAAGCTGAGTTACCATGTAGTTTAAGTTATCTGGCGGAGTATTTAAATACTGCTTAATAGCGGCCATAGACAAGACTAGCCTAGAAATACTCAACCTCACTTTAGTTGCGCTCGCTTATGTATAGAGTTCCAGAAGTGGTAGCACCAATAGCTGAGATGAACTTTGATGTTTCTGACGATATAAGCTGAGATCCTAGAGCTACGTCGTATATGAACCCTTGAGGAACAAAGTGTGAGTTAGTAGTATTAGCTACAACCGTATCATTACCAACCTCAATATAGCAGTCTGCAGTAGAGTATAGAGTTATAACACGAATAGAGTCAGCAAAGCGGTTACTGAGTGAAGCGGTGCTAGCGTTGAATGTAATCTTAGACCCACCAGCAGGACGAAGTCCTAAAACCGGAATCGGTTCGTTTGCGTCATCACGTGGTTGTTTGCTCATTGTATATCCTCAATCTCGTGCGAAGCACGCCTCGAATTTTTTAACGTAAAGTTATTCAAGTAAATCACGCATCAGTCTATCGTAGTTGTTAACTTGAATTGCTACTGCAGGGCCTTTTTCTGTAGGTCTTAGCCTATCTTCAACATCGTGTAGATGTTTCATCCAATCAAGTAGATCCTTTTTCGAATATATGCCAGTCTCCATAGCTTCTTCAAGCTTTTGATCAATAACCTGGTTAATAAGGTTGATACGCTTTACTCGATTAAGATATCCTTGCGTAGCAAACACTGAATCAACATAGTTTTTAACTTCTTTTTTATCTAGTGCGGACGTGACACGATCTGTTGATATGCCATACTCATCTGCAATAGTCTCAATGTCTTTACCGCTTAAATAATCATTAGCAATGGCCAGAATCACTGGGTCAAGCGGTGAAGTTTGAAGAGTGCGGTTCAGAGCCTCAACAGTAGTGGTCGGGCTCATAATCTCTTGTTTAGCCATTATATTTCCTTTTTATCCGTGTTCAAATCTAGAGAGCGATGCAGGAATGTTATTCTTCCAGACGCGATAAGCTGTCCAATAAGCGGATCTATCGTTAGTAGACGTAGCTAGTTGTTCGTGTATCTTTATCTGTTTAATGTAGTGAGCTAATTCATCTGCATTCATCTTATCACTGTTCCCGTTGATATACCAAGGTAGATTTGCATGCAATATCAAATCCTACGTCACTTCGTATGTTAGTTCGATGAGTAGATCAGCTATGCCATACGGTTCCATAACTCCTTCATCCGTTCTTATAGAGGATACTCTCATTTGAACTACGTTCAATGACGGGTGAGAGGCTCTAAAATGATCAATCACGTCTTCAATGCTTCTAGCTAAATCCTCAGCAGCAGTCATAGCATCTACTCCATCGTCGTAGGTGTATCCACGTAGTTGGATGAGCGTAGTAGCCCAGCGAAGGCCAGCACCAAAGTGTGTTCTAGACTCGTTGCCTGGAGTGAAACATATAGTAGGCCAGTCATTTATTTCATCTATAGTTTTAAGGACGGACGAAGTGGTAGCGATGGTGCTAAGATCTGCTCGAAGCTGTGCAACGATATCAGTGCGACGACTCATGATTTCTCCTAATCATTATACAGTATAGCGATGTTAAGGTCTACCACTCCGTAGGGTGTGAAAAGTCCTTCATCTGTGTGCATTTCTGTAACTTGTGCGCTTTGAATATTTAGTGCACGATGTGCAGCAGCGAACCGTTCGATCGCACGCTCAATCAGATAGCACACGCGTTCTGACTCTGCAATAGAATCATCGTCGCTCCAGACGTAGGCTCGCACGCTAACAAAATAACTTTTAAGCTTAGCCCCCGCTCCGTAGTGATTGATGACGAGCTTACCGCTATGGTTCCACACGTTGATAGCTGGAAAGTCATTAACGTCTTCAATATACGGACGAGGAGTAGCGGCTATGCCGGTCTCGCTAACTATCCAAGCTTCCATAGCGTCTCTTATTTGGGTAGGTTTGACCATACAGCATCCACCAATCTATCACGAGTTTTGTACTTATCAACTAAAGTAGACCACAGCTGCTTAGCTGCTGGTGAGGCTCGTCTTACCTTGAAGCCATACCAGCGAATAATAAACTTAGCTACTTGACGATCTGTGACAACTAAAAAATTATCGTCCAGCCACTGCCTAGCTGATTCAATTGTTGGTAGATCGTCACATACCACATCGCTGTAGAACGTATCGGTAGGCTCATAGTTAGGATGGATAATAGACATTCCAGGTAAACACTGCTTACCATGTATATCAATAGGAATACCTGAATCATCGTATGCACAGGGTGGTAGGCCTGGCCAAAAGTAGTTTCCTGACTCATCCTCGTCAGAGGAGCAGTTCCATACTAGTGGACCGTACTTATATTTCATATTTTTCCTCATAAATAATTTTTGAATTTTATTCAAAAGCGTGATTTAAACTTAGGTCTAGTATAGAGTTCCTTTTAAAGGGTGTCAAGATTTCTCCTCAGAATTTGCAAATTTACTTGGTAGAGGCCGTGAACAGGTGCGCTGTGATATTTTTGCAACACTAGTCCTCATAACCGCCCTACCCCCACGCAAGATTATTGCGCGCAAGATTATTGCGCGCAAGATTATTGCGCGCAACCTATAGGGGTCACCCCTCAGAGGGGGCGATATCCTTTCGATATTTTCACAGCGCCAAGATATTTTGCCCAACGGGCGCGGCGGCTTTGGATCATTGCAGGGCTTTCGGTATATTCTGCAAAGGCAAGGAAGGTAACCGATACCGCGCCTTGCTTGCGGTTGCAATTGCCGCAAAGGCGAACAAAATTTTCTGCTACCATAGCGCCGCCCTTAGACTCTGCAACGATATGGCCGCACTCGTCAGCATCCCAAGTGCCGCAAGCGGCGCAGCAATTGTGGCGGGCGAAAACCGCGTTACGGATGGCAGCGGGGATGCGGGCTTTTTTGGTCATGGCGTTCTCCTACGGGCTTGCTTGCCCTATGACTAACATTCGCACGAATCGCGGTATGGGTCAAGCGATAAATGCAAATAAATCGCATTATTTTTCACTTTTTTTTCGTTCACGTTTTGTTCCTGATTCGTTCACGTTTTGTTCCCCGTTCACGATTCGTTCCCGTTTTGTTCACGTTTTGTTCCTGATTCGTTCTGCATAGGGGAACAAACAGGGAACAAAGGATGAACGTAATATTATTGCGCAGAATAAGCAATCTTCGCAATAAAATTATGCATTATGTTGTGGTGCGTCACGGCGTGGCGTGCTATAAATAATGCATAGGGAAGGCAAGACGCCAAGCCCATCGCCTGAAAGGCTACTACCATGACTAACCTTGCAACCCACTATATCGTTCGCCAAACCGAAAAAGCTATCGGTGTCGTAACCCTGCCCGCTATGGGTGCGAAAAAGGTGCTGTGGGTTCCACGCGCTAAAATTGAGTCAATGAACGAAATTGACACCTATTCGCCTTTGTTCGAAATTGCAGGCGAAAAATTTCGCCGTCAATCTATCCCTGTAAATCTGCAAGTGAATGCAGAATGGCTTGCAAAGGTGCAAGCCTAAGGCCTAGGGGCTGGATCCTGCTAGTTATAGTTTGAAATGCAAAACCGAAAGAGAAAAAAATGAAACAAAGTGAAGCGACCGCCCTTGCCAATGCAATGTTTGCCCAGTGGGATTTGTTAGATTTCGAACAT